CAACAAGAAACGGAAATTGATATACAAGTCGGATAAATTGCATTTATGGTATATTATGTGCTAATGGGATTATTCGACCGATTTATTACAAATACCGCAATTATACCAACAGTCGATGTTGCTGCCGCTAATACACCTTATAATTTGCAGTCAGCTGTTGGCGGATTATTCTATGGCGCACAAACGGCAACCAGAGAACAAGCAATGTCTGTGCCATCTGTTGCAAGAGCACGAAATATAATTTGCTCAACAATTGGATCGCTACCTTTAGAAACTTATAATCATTTTACAAAAGAACATATTGACCCACCAAGAGTTATTATGCAACCAGATCCAAGAATTGCAGGATCTGCAATTTACGCATGGTTGTGCGAGGATTTACTTTTCCACGGAATCGGCTACGGAATTGTATTGGACAGTTATGCTGCATCAGATAACAGTCGAGTTCGTGCATGGACAAGAGTTGCACCGGATCGAGTGACTTATAACTTAAATGCAAATCAAACCGAAATTACTTCATACATGGTTGATGGAATGCATGTTCCAGCAACAGGCATCGGATCTTTAATTGTGTTTAGTGGATTAGATGAAGGTGTATTAAATCGAGCCGGTCGCACAATAAGAGCTGCACAAGAATTGGAAAAGGCTGCGGAATTATACGCTAAAGAGCCAGTTCCTACAATGGTGTTAAAATCAAATGGCACAAACCTTACTCCAGAGCGAATTACAAAACTTTTGGAATCATGGAAGGTTGCTAGAAACACAAGAGCAACTGCATTCTTAAATGCTGATGTTGAATTGAACGCTCTTGGCTTTGATCCACAAAAATTGCAATTAAACGAAGCACGCCAATATCTAGCAACTGAAATTGCAAGAGCAGTTGGCATTCCGGCATCATTCTTGTCTGCTGAAACTACTAGCATGACATACAGCACGACAGTCATGGAAAGAAAAGCCCTTATTGACTTCAGTTTAAGAAATATCATAACCCCAATTGAGCAAAGATTATCTGCTGCTGATTTTGTTCCAAATGGTGTTGAGGTTCGATTTGACATTGATGATTTCTTGAGAGGTTCGGCATTAGAGCGTGCTCAAGTTTATGAAATCCTAAACCGCATTGGCGCAATGAGCGTTGAGCAAATCCAAGAAGAGGAGGATTTAATCCGATGAAGATTAATTTCCCAATTACCATAACCGCTGCTGACACAAATAAGCGAACCATTTCTGGAACGATTGTCAGTTGGAATGAGGCTGGAAATACTTCAGCCGGCAAAACAATTTTCAGCAAGGACAGCATTGATTTTTCTAAGCCCGTCAAACTTCTACTTGAGCATGACAAAACTAGACCTTTAGGCAAACTGATTGATATAACTGCAAATGATTCTGGCTTAGAAGGCACATTCAAACTTGCAAAGACTTTTGCAGCTGATGATGCTCTTGAGGAAGCAGCCACAGGATTAAGAGATGGATTTTCTGTTGGCGTGATGGTTGATGCATGGGATAACAAAGATGGCGCAATGGTTATTTCAAAGAGTTCTTTACAAGAAGTCAGTTTGGTGTCTGATCCTGCTATTGCCTCAGCGAAAGTTGAATCCGTAGTTGCAACAAATACACCAGAGAATTCCGAAGCAACCGCTGAGGATCAAACAACACAGGAGGACAAAGTGTCAGATGTCAAATCTGAGGCTCCTATCGCAACCGAAGCGGTAGAAGCTGCAAAGTCTGAGCCTGTGGCAGTAGTAGCAGCACAATCTGTTGCATACACAAAGCCACGCTCACCAATTATCAACAAAGCAACATACCTAGAGCACTCAGTTCGTGCTGCACTAGGAAACGATGAGAGCCGTCAGTATGTAATGGCTGCTGATACAACCAGCAACAACTCTGGCTTGATTCCAACACCACAATCAGCAGAAGTTATTAACGGCATTTCAAATGCTGATCGTGGATCAATTGATGCAATTTCTCGTGGCGTTTTGCCAGCATCAGGCATGACTTTTGAAATTCCAAAGATCACAACTGCTCCAACAGTTGCTGAGGAAGCAGAAGCAGCAACAATTGATACAACAGACATGGCATCATCTTTCGTAACAGTAAATGTTAAGAAATTTGCCGGTGGTCAGACATTCTCAGTTGAATTGCTAGATCGTTCATCACCAGCATTCTTTGATGAATTGGTTCGTCAAATGGAATTTGCTTATGCAAAAGAAACAGATAAGTTTGTTGCCAACGGCATCATTTCATCTGGCTTAATTGCAACAACAGCACAGGACAACACAGCAGCAGGACTTCTTGCTTATGCTGCACAGGCTGCTCAATTAGTTTATTCAAACTCATTGGGATTTGCTCGTAACATCGTAGTATCTCCAGAGCAATGGGGCAATATCATGGGTTACAACGATTCCGGTCGCCCAATTTACAATGCTTCAAATCCACAAAACGCAGGTGGAGCAGTAGGACCTCAATCACTTCGTGGAAATGTTGCGGGACTTGATCTTTATGTATCTCGTTCACTATCAGCATTGACATACACAACTGGCGATGGATCAATGTTTGTAATCAATCCAGAGTCATACACATGGTATGAGAGCCCACGCTTACAACTTCGTTCAGATGTAACAGCAACTGGTCAAGTATCTGTTGCTTACTATGGCTATGGCGCACTTGCAACCAAGATCGCTAACGGATCAGTTCACTTCAACAAGAACTAATTTAGCCCAACTTAATGCCTAGGGTTGCTCCCGATCCTAGGCAGCTAATAATGGGAGACCTAAAGGAGATGACATGCCAAGCATAATTACAGCCTCACAGCTTCGAAGTGTGCTCGGCGTGTCATCTGCCTTGTATGACGATACTTACCTAAACCAAATTATTGATACAGCAGAAACTGTTATTCTGCCAATGCTTGTTACATTCAAAGCACCAATTCAAGCAACTTCATTGTCAGACAATGTTGCTACATTTACTACATTAGGAATTCATGAATTTACCGAAGGACAATCAGTTGTCATCACAGGATGCGGATCACCTTACAACGGAACAAGAGTTGTGCTGGCAGACAATCTTGGACAATATACCTTTTCAGCATCGATCACTAACGCCGATGTACTCGAAGCTAATGTCATCCCATCCGGAACTGCTACCCTTTCTGGCGCATCAACTTATGTTGGAAACGCAGCTGTTCAGTCAGCCGTCTATACAGTTTCAGTCGAAGTCTTTCAAGCAAGACTTGCCGGCGGAGGGCAAATCGAAGGAGTAGATTTTTCGCCAACCCCATTTAGAATGGGTCGATCATTATTTAATAAATGCGTTGGCTTGCTCGGCTCATACATGGATACCGAAGGCATGGCTCAATAAATGCCTAATGAAACAATCCTTCAACAAATCCGCACACCTTTAGCAACCGCTTTATCTACTGTTGCAGGAAATGTTTATTCATTTGTGCCTGAAACAGTAATTCCACCGGCTGTGGTGGTTGTTCCAGATTCGCCTTACTTAGAATTTGAAACAATAAGCAAAACCAATATCAGAGCCAAAATTAATTTTACAATTACAGTTGCAGTTGCATATAACAGCAATCCTGCATCGCTCGACAATATCGAGCAATTGATTATAAGTGTTCTGGCAGTTATTCCAGTTGGATACATTGTCAGCTCGGTTGAAAGACCGACAGTCACTCAAGTTGGTGCATCAACGCTGCTTATCGCAGATGTTCGAGTATCTACCTACTACACGCAAACAATATAAGGAGAAATCATGGCAACAGTCGTAATTACCGGTCGTGATGTTGGTTTATCTTTCACAGGTGGAACAGATATTCAAGCACAAGCGACAAATGCAGTTCTTACCAAAGTCAATGAGCGACAGGTTTATCAGACGATGGAGGGCGAGGCTTACAAGACCACAAACATTTCAGGAACATTCCAATTGGATATGTTGGCTGATTGGGGCAAGGCAAGTTCAGTTTGCGAGGCTCTATGGGCAGCTGCTGAAAGCGCACCAGATACAGATATCAGTATGACACTTACAGCTGCATCAGGAGCGCAATTTGTGTTTCCAGTAAAGCCAGAGTTTCCAACTGCTGGTGGATCAGGAATTGATGCACAAACTGTTTCCTTTACTTTCACAGTATCAAAGGGCGCAGTAGTAGAAACATTTAGTTAAAATCTAACAACGGGAGCAAAATGAAACTACCAATCACAATTGAATACAGCTCAGGCGAGCAAGCAACTTATATTGCCCAACCGCCTGAGTGGGCGAAATGGGAAAAGCAGACAGGAAATGTCATTGGACAAGCATCCGAGAAGCTGGGTATTTGGGATCTTATGTTTTTGGCTTATCATGCTCATAGGCGTGAGATTGCCGGAAGCAAGCCAGTCAAACCAATGGATATTTGGATGGAAACAGTAGCCGATGTAATAGTCGGTGATGCAGACCCAAAAGCCACAAAGCAGGAAGCCTAAACAGATTATTGGTTGAGTTGGCAATTGCAACTCATATTCCAATGAGCGAATGGGTTGATGCGGATGACATATTAACAGCGATCGAGATATTGGAGGCAAGAAATGGCAACTGAAACCATTGCTTACAATAAGTCTGATCTGCGTGATATTTATAAAGCATTCAAACTTATGGATGACCAAGCAACAGAGGAAGCAAGAACTCAATCTTCTGCGCTGGCGTATTTTGCATCTGAGGAAATTAAGGCAGCTGCTCAAACAAGAACAAAATCTGGCAAAGTTGCGCAAAGAGTTGCGGACGGAGTTAGCATCTCAAAGTCAAGCAAAATCGGTGAGTTCCGTTATGGCTTCGCAAGACAAAAGTTTTCAGGTGGTGCTACTACGCAAACCCTATGGGGTGGTGTTGAGTTTGGTTCAAATAAGTTCAAACAGTTTCCTGCATATTCAGGACGGCAAGGCAGAGGTAGTCGGGGATGGTTTATCTATCCAACCCTTCGCAGAATTCAGCCTGAATTGATTAACAAATGGGAAGCAAGTTTTGATCGCATTATTAAGGAATGGGTCTAATGGCTACCGGTAATCGCACCTTAAAGTTATCAATTCTTGCCGATGTTGATGATCTTAAAAAGAAACTTGGCGAAGCTGATAAAGCCGTTGAAACCAATGCAAGTAAAATTGCTGACTTTGGAAAGAAGGCTGCTGCTGCATTTGCGGTTGCTGCTGCTGCTGCCGTTGCCTATGGCACTAAATTAGCCGTTGATGGGGTCAAATCAGCGATAGAGGATGAACAAGCACAGTTGAGGTTGGCTGCTGCCTTAAAGACCGCCACAGGGGCTACTGATGCCCAAATTAAGGCAACTGAGGAATACATCCGTTCAACCCAACTAGCCACCGGTATCACAGACAATGATTTAAGAGCATCGTTCCAGAGATTGTCCGTATCAACAAAAGATACAACTCAATCACAAAAACTGCTTAACCTTGCAATTGATATATCAAAAGGAACTGGAAAAGAACTTAGCACAGTTGTCGAGGCATTATCAAAAGGCTATGAAGGACAAGATACAAGATTAGTCAGACTTGGCATTGGTATAACTCAAGCCGATGCTAAAGCAATGGATTTTACAGAAACTACTAAAGTCTTAACCAACCTATATGGTGGTGCAGCAGCTGCAAATGCTGAAACATTTCAAGGCAGAATTGATCGATTAAAGCAAGCATTTTCTGAAGCGCAAGAAGAAATTGGTTATCGATTACTTCCATTTGTTGAAAGATTTGTTGATCTTATTGTCAATAAAGTAGTGCCTAAATTACAAGAGTTTGCTAAATACTTTGATCCAATTAAACAAGCCATCAAAGATAATCAAGAAGCATTTGACGCATTTGGTCAATTTATAACTAATGTGATTATTCCAGTTTTAGTTGTTGGCTTAGGCGCAGCATTAAAGACTGTTGGAGTTATTGCCGGTGGAATTGTTGATATAATCGGCAAAGTTATATCTGCAATTCAAACAGCTGTTGATAATGCTATCTCAGGAATTAATCGATTAATTAATGCATACAATGCCATTCCTATTTTGCCAAACATTAGCACGATAGGTTCATCAACCTCCGTTGGAACTCCATTCGGTCAAGCTGCTTCTGCTGTGGCTAACGCTCAACCTGCTACCGCTGCTCAATTAGCATCAGGTGCTGCAAGGGCTGGAACAACTGTTAATAATATCACTGTTCAAGCGGTAGATTCTGAAGGTGCTGCAAGAGCGGTTGCGAAGGTATTAAATAACAGTGCATCAAGATCAGTTCCACAGCTGTATAACAACGGCATCAAGGGCGGATAATGACTGTATTTACTCCCGATTGGAAACTGACAATCAATGCGGTGGAATACACAAATGTTGCAATATCTGACATCGCCCATCAGGCTGGTCGTGAGGATATTTACTCCCAACCCAATCCATCTTATATGCAAATTGAATTAGTTGCCTTAAACAATGAAAACTATAATTTGCAAGTTAATGACGGAATAACCCTACAAGTTAAAGACAGCACAGACACTTATCGAACTTTATTTGGTGGCAACATCACAGACATCACAACCGAGGTTGCTACGGCAAGCAGTATTGCTGAAACCTTTACCTACACAATCCTTGCATTAGGTTCATTGGCTAAACTACCAAAAGTTATTTACAACGGAACATTGGCTAAAGATGATGACGGCGATCAAATCTATGAATTGCTTTCAGATTTATTTTTGAACAATTGGAATGAAGTGCCAGCAGCTGAAACATGGTCTGGCTATGATCCAACAATTACTTGGGCAAATGCTGAAAATTTAGGACTTGGTGAAATTGATCGACCAGGAGTTTATGAACTTGAAAATCGAACCGCTGATCCTGACAC